GGAGGCGAACTTCATCGCGGAAGCGTACGCCTCGTCGTTCTTCATCCGCCACTCTTTGATTGCGGAATTGATCGCCATGAGGGCCGTTACGCCGGCACCAACGGCCGCGGTCGTAAGCCCGATACCCTTCGCGAGCCCGGTCATACTGCTCGTCGCGCCACTCACCGACTTGCCTGTTTCGCCGATCTGGCCGTTCATCTGCTTCATCGCCTTGATGACGGCAGAAGCAGATTGTAGCGATTTTATCGTGTTCGCGAACGATATAATCTTCGGGACAACGATCGCCGCGACCGTGCCGACACTCATAATGACCGCGACGGCCTTCTTCACGCCGTCCGGCATCGCGTTAAACTTGTCGATGATGCTCTGCACGATCTCGCCGCCCTTCTTGATAGCCGGAGCGAGTTGATCGCCGACGGAGATCGCGAGCTCTTGGAGCGTCGATTTCATGATCGTGAGCTGGCCTTCGAGATTATCTTGCATCGTCTCGGCCATGTCACCGGCCGCGCCGGACGACTTCCGGAGCGCGTCCTCGTACGCGTAAAGGTTCGGAACTCCCTCGTTGAGCACCTGATTGACACCCTTTACAGATCGCGCCGTAAACGTGGTCATCAGCGCGGCGGATTTCTCGGCCGTGCCCATGCCTTCGGTTGCTTTTTCCACATCGGCAAGGATGTCGATCATGTTCCGGAAGTTGCCGTTCGCGTCCGTGACTTGGACGGCGGTCTTGCCGATCATGATCTTGCCGCCCTTCATCTTCTGCGTAAGGTCGCGCATCATGGCGGCGAGAGCAGTACCCGCTTCCGAGCCCTTGTTTCCTTGATTGGCCATAGCCTCGAGCAACGCGGTTGTGGTCTCCATCGTCTGCCCGGCGGTGTTCATGTTCGCCGCCGAGTTGCGGAAGGCCTCGCCGAGTTGCCGCGTGGTCGTGTTGCTATGCGCTTGAGCGTAGGCCATCATGTCGGCCATCTTGCCCGCGTCCTTTGCCTCCTTGCCGAAAGCCGCGAGGAAGTCCGTCACAATGTCGGAAGCCTCCGCGAGCTCCATGCCGGAGGCCGCCGCGAGATTGAGCACGCCGTCGAGACCGTCCACCATCTGCTCGGTATTCCATCCGGCAAGGGCCATATAATTCAAAGCCTCTGCGCTCTCTGTTGCGGAATACTTCGTAGACGCGCCCATGTCTCGCGCCTTCTTGCGGAGCGTGTCGAACTCGTCGCCGGTCGCACCGGAGAGAGCCTTCACTTGGCTCATGGCCGTGTCAAACTCCATCGTGGTCTTGACGACACTACCGAGAGCCTTCTTGCCGAAGTTGGCCGCCGCTTCCGCCGCGCGGTTCAGCACATCAGCGATCTGCTGGCGTGCCATCATAACCGCCGCCTCATTAAACTGCTCCATGCTTCCGGTGCTGTCATCGACCTCATCGCCGAAACCGTCAGCGGCACGCTTCGCCTTGTCGAGCTCGTCGTTCGTCTTATTCAGTTCCGTTTCCGCATCGGCAAGGGCCTGTTTCCACTTGAGCGTTTGCGTCGAGTTCTCGCTCGTCTCCTTCGCGCTCTCCGCGACCATCTTCTTGAGGAGCTTGACCTTCGCCTCCTGTTTCGATTGCTGGTCTGTGAGGAGCTTGACAGACTTCGCCGCCTTCTCCTGTGCGGTCGCGTCCTTCTCGGATGTGGATGCAAGCGCTTTCAACTGGCTGTCCAGCGTCTTGGTCTGCTGGATCAAGTTCATTATCTGCTTGCGATATTTGTCCTCGCCTTCAATGCCTATGCGCGGGCCGATGTTCGTCGCCATTAGTCCACCTCAAATAAAATCTGCTCCATCGTCAGCTTCTTCTTTTTCTTCTTCGGCTTCGCGCCGTTGTAGATCGCGTTGCAAGCGATCATATCCATGAGCTCGCCCCACCGTGTGACGCGGATCTCCTGTGCGCTCATGCCGACCTTCCGACCGTAGAACAGACACCAACTCTCATTTAGTTCGACTTCGTTTTGACCTCTTTTTTTTTGCCGCCTTCCACTTCAACCGAAACCTTGAGCCCCTCGACGGTCGCGTTGCCGATCGCGTCGCACAACTCGCTCCACTCGCCGGGGTTTAACATCTTGATTTCGTGTTCGGTCAACGGCTTCTTGTTCTCGTATTTCGGATCCAAAAACTTTTGCCGCTCGTCGTAAGCGTTCGCCATGATGATGGCCGTCTTTAAAAGTCGCTCGTCATCGTTCAGTTCCCCGAGCTCTTGAATACGGAACCGCGCATCCATAGAGAACAGAAAATTCACTTGCCTCCCAAAAATTTCCATCCTTGCCACCTCCTAAAATCCGGGGCGGAGTTTCCCCCGCCCCAAAAAAGTGTTATTAGCTAATCGAGAGCTTCGTCTTGAGCGCCGCTTCCGCGTCCGCCTCGGAGGTCTCGTCAGCGCCGACCCACTTCCATGTGTGTTTCGCGTCCTCGCCGCGCATGATCGTCGCGGTGAGCTCGGTCGTCTGCCAATCAATCTCCTCCTCCTGTGTGGAGGCGTTGGTCTCAAACTGATTGAATTTGACCTTCGCGAGCACGATCGGGACATACGTAGTCACGCCGTCGGACATATAACGAACAATAAAGCCCACGCCCATGTTCGGCGCGGCCTGATCGTCGTCGTAAGCAGTCCAACCGTCCTGTCCCGCCGCCGGAAGGCCCATGACCAACCGCTCGGCCGCGATCAGAAGGCCGTCCACCGTAAGAGTGACCTCGCCGCCGGTGAAGCGTCCGCTGTCGCTCTCCGCGAGAACATTGTCCGCATAGAAGTTATTGTCGTCGGTGCTCTCCGGAGAGATCTGCACCTCCACGCCACGAGCGAGCCTCATGCCGTCGGAATACGTGATAGCCCCTTCTGTGATGCCGTACTTGGCAACATACGGAAGGCTAAAACCAGTGATGACTTTTCCAGCCGCCATTTTTTATTCTCCTTTACTTAAAAATTTGTGAAATTGACTTGTCCAGAGTGGTCTTCATTTTCTGTTCAGCCTCCGCCGCGTGCGTCATCGCCCGGCGGATAAAATTATTCGGCGCACGAAAAGATGACCCGGCGACCACCGATCTGGCAATCATGCTGTTCGGTTGACCGTTGGGCCATTGATGTGTTTTCTGGCCGTTGTACCCGGCGAAACCTAGTTTCACGTTGTAGTACCCGCCATCGTCCCGCATCTTCGCGATGCCGAAGCCGTCCAGTAGTCCCTTCCTCTGCACGGTCGTGATGCTTTTCAGTTTCTCCTTGCCCTTCGCGTAAACTTGCGCGACCGGCAAGCGATAAATCTCGCGCTTCACCGCATCGGCGATGATCTTCGCGCCTTGATAAACAGCCTCGCCTATCTGCTCGCGGCTCACGTTGTAGAGTTGCGTGAGCTCGCGAGTGTACTCCTTGATACCGGATCCAACTTTAACGCGTGCCATCGGTCGCCACGTTCCACACCCACGAATAGTGGATAAGGTTTGTCTCGTCCTCGTAGTTCGCGTCGCGCCATGTCCACGCCACGCCGAGATCATTCAAGGCATCTTGCACCGCGTCCATAAGCGGGTCGAACTCCGTCTTTGTGTAGACATGGACCTCGCCCTGTATGTTTTGGCACGCCTTGTGATCGTCTGCGTGAAACGAGTTCTCCTCGCCGACCTCGAACCAAATAAGGCACGGAAGATTTTTTACCGGTCTCCAATAGTGATAGGCATAGTCTGTTAATGTCGCGAAGGTCACGCCCATCTGCCGGAGCTTATTCTGTAAAGAGATCATAGAACTCCTCCAATCTGATGAGCGTCAGATCCACCGCGTCGTCTTGCGGTTGTGCCGCGTCGATCCGGAATTGCTCTCCGTCGATCACGACATACTTCCACTCCCGCTTGTGCGATGTGTTGTAACACCGGACGAGTAGATCAATTTGTCTGTTCGCGCCGAGTGCCGCATACATCCTTGTCACGCCGATTGTTCGATAAGCAAAAAAGGCGGTGGCCTTTTCGACCAACACCTCTTTTGGCATAAAGCCCTTTTCGCCTCGCTCCTCGAGCGCACAAATGCTCAAGATGCCACCGTCACGCATTAACATCACCCCAATCGGTATAGTCGGAGCTCATGAGGAGCTGTGCCTTCTGCTCGTCGTAAGCGGCCTTCACCCTGTCGCGCATCTCCACTCCCTCGTTAGAGTAGGGGAAGTATAAACGGCAATAGGTTTTGACCGCCTGTTCGACCAGCGGAGGCGCGTCATGCTCCTCTAATACGCTCGGCGAAACATCTGTGATGCCGATGTCTGCGAGTGCGGCATAGATGAGAGCTTGGAGCTCGTCATCATACGCATCGGACGCGACACGGCACGCCACCTTGACTTTATCTAATAGACCGTGATCGCACGCCATGTCACGCCCTCCTTGTTTTTACTCGCCAGCCGCGATCTTGACAAAAGCCTTGTCCGCCACGAGGCCGAAGCCCACAAACTGACGGCCGAGGATATTGACAAGATCCTTCGCCATGTCGGTACGGTCGTCGAACTTGATGTTGATTTCCGCGCCGTTCGGGAAGTTGGCGTGTGCACCGAGACCGAAGTCGCCGACGATGGCGAAAGCACCGTCAAGGGCCGTCTCGGACACGTACACGACCTTCATACCATCGAACGGATCAATGGCGAAGTGACTGTTCAGCGCCTCGATCTTGAGCGCGGCCGCATTGGCGCGCGTGGTCACGATCACCGCGTTTGTGGCTTCGCCGGACAGAGCACCGGCCGCCTCGATGATGCTCGCGATGGTAAGGCTCTCGGCCTCGACGACCGGAACACCAACACCGGCGGTGGAGGCGGTCTCCGGAGCGTTAAGGATCAGAGCGAGCAGAACTTCCTCCGCCTTCTTCGTGATCTGATAGGTCAGCTCGTCGTACAGATAGTCAAGGAACTCACGGCCCGCGAGATCCAGCGCCTCGTCGGAGATCTGGATCAGCTTCTTAATGCTCTGCGGGATCAGCGTGACGGTGCCGAGCACCAACTCCTCCGGCTCGACCGCCGGGCCGCCCTCGGTATGCACGACGGCACCGGAAGCGGAGACCTCAAAACCAATCTTGAGGTTGCCACGCACGTAGGTCTTGCGGACAAGGTTCATGATGCCGGACTTCTCCCACGCCGTGCGGACGCGGCCCTCGATGTACTCCGGAACCGGAACAACACCGTCCACGTTCTCGGACAGAAGGGCGCGGCACTCGCTGTCATCGTTCGTCTTGATGTAGTTTGCGAAAGCGTTGATGTACTCCTCGCTTCTGCGGATCTCTGCGTTCGTTTTCACTTCTCTCTTTTCCTCCTCAAACTCTTTGACTTTCTCGCCCTCACCAGCGGCGACGGCGGCGCGGAGCTCAACCTTCTTTGCCTCTGCGGCCTTGCGAGCTTCCATCTCCTCGTTGATCGCGCGG